ATATTGTGCAGCCATGAACAGAAGCAGCGCCGTCCGCAAATGCCGATCTTGCAGCGCCCCGATCCCGGAGCATTCAGGTGCCGGTAGGCCCCGGGCTTTCTGCCGCGCCTGCGCGCCCGCCCGAGCGGCAACGCGGGGAAAGCCCCGGTTTTACGAATGCAGTCAATGCGGAGGGCTGGTCCCGCAGTCCGGCCCGGGCCGGAATAGGAGGATTTGCCCGGACTGCGATCAGGCGCGCCGCAGGGCCAAGGTCGGCGTGGCCTGCAAGGCCTGCGGCGGTGCGATCCCACAGGTGGCTGGTCCCGGTCGGGCGCGGCTCTACTGTTCGGACGATTGCAGATATCCGAAAACGAAGCCGCTGCGAGAAGCGCCCTGCGCCGAGTGCGGGGCGCTGATCCAGACGACCGGGCAAAAACGGTTCTGCTCTGACAGGTGCCGCCATAGGTCTAAGCGAAGGCTGCCGCAAAACCTTGCGGGTGATAGGTTGCGAAAGCAGCTTGGCGACCGGCGGGCCAGACGGATGGCGACGTCTATGCGGCGGGCGTTGAAGCGATACAACGTCTCTAGCTTTTGCCGGGAGCAACTCGGCTACAGCCTCGATGATCTGCGCCGCCACATCGAGCGGCAGTTTACGCCCGGGATGGATTGGGACCGCTTCGCCAAGGCGGAGATACACATCGACCATATCGTCCCGCTTTCATCGTTTGACCTTTCGGACCCGGACGAGGTCCGCGCCGCCTTTGCGCTGACCAATCTTCGCCCGCTTTGGGCCACCGACAACTTATCCAAGGGCGCGCGCCGCGATCTGCTTGTCTGATCGAGCGCGGCTCACGTTCACCGCCGCCCATCAGGAGGATCGCTCATGTCGAAGGACGCCGCCGCCGCGCCCGATCTCTGGCCCGCCATCAAGGTCGAAATGTGGCCCATCGAGGAACTGGAACCCTACGTCCGCAACGCCCGGACGCACCCGCCCGAGCAGATCGAGCAGATCATGGGGTCGATGCGTCGCTTCGGCTTCACGATCCCGATCCTCGTCAGCGAGGACGGCACGATCATCGCCGGGCACGGGCGGCTTGAGGCGGCCAAGCGTCTCGGGCTGGCCGAGGTGCCCGTCATGGTCGCCCGGGGCTGGACCGAGGACATGGCCCGGGCCTACACCATCGCGGACAACCGGCTGGCGGAAACCAGCGAGTGGGACGTGGAGACCCTGCGCTTCGAAATGGAAGAACTCGGCCTCGATGACGAGGCCCTTCTGTTCGACATGGGTTTCGAGGTCGACGATCTCAACGCGATCCTCGGCAGCGCCGGGATCGAGGCGGAGGCTTCCGGGGATCGGCAGGAGGCGAACCGGGCGGAGGCCCGGGCGTCGCTGGCCGAGCAATTCGGGGCGGTGCCCTTCTCGGTCCTGAACGCCCGCGAGGGCTGGTGGCTGGAACGCAAGCGGCAATGGCTGGCGCTTGGCATCCGATCCGAGGTGGGCCGGGGCGAGAACCTGCTCGGCTTCTCGGAGACGCTGCAAGAGCCTGATCCCGAGAAGCGCGCCCGGATGAAGAACGGGAAGCGCCCGGCTGCGGCCTTCGGGCAAGACCTGATGCGCGGCGAGGCGATCACTACGTTGCCCCGGAGGGGTCAACGGTCGCCGCAACCGGGACGTCGATCTTCGACCCGGTGCTGACGGAACTCTGCTACTCGTGGTTCTGCCCCCCGGGCGGGGCGATCCTCGATCCGTTCGCCGGGGGATCGGTGCGCGGCGTCGTCGCCAGCGCCCTCGGGCGATCCTACACCGGGATCGAACTGCGCGAGGAGCAGGTGGTCGCCAACCGCGAGCAGGCGGAGGAAATCTGCGCTGAGGGCGATCCGACCCCGATCTGGATCAACGGCGACAGCCTCGAAAGCCCGACGCTTCTGCCGGAGGGCTACGAGGCCGATTTCCTGTTCTCCTGTCCGCCCTATGCCGACCTTGAGGTCTACAGCGACGATCCGCGCGATATCAGCGGGATGGACTACGACGACTTCCTGTCCGCCTACCGGGCGATCATCGCCCGGGCGGTGGATCGGCTGCGGGACGACAGCTTCGCGGCGTTCGTTGTCGGCGAGGTTCGCGGCCCGGCCCCGGGCGGGTATCGGAACTTCGTGGCCGACACCATCGCGGCGTTCCGCGACGCGGGGCTGGCTTACTACAACGAGGTGATCATGCTCACGCCTGCGGGCAGCCTGCCGATCCGCATCGCCAAGCAATTCAACGCGAGCCGGAAGGTGGGCAAGACCCACCAGAACGTGCTGGTGTTCTGCAAGGGCGATCCCCGGGAGGCGACGCGCCGGATCGGGGCGGTCCACATCGACACGGGGGATATCCCCGATGACGACGACGACCCTGAGCCGGGGCCTGATCTGGCGGAATTCACGCCCGATCTGACGCCCATCGAGCAGCACGGCGACGTGTGGGTGAAGCGCGACGATCTGTGGACGGTCGCCGGGGTTCCCGGGGGCAAGGTCCGCACCTGTTGGGCGCTGTCGCAGGGCGCGACGGGGCTGGTAACGGCGGGCAGCCGGGCCAGCCCGCAGGTCAATATCGTCGCCCATATCGCGCAGCGCCTCGGCATCCCCTGCCGGGCACACACCCCGACCGGCGATCTGTCGCCGGAGGTGATGGCGGCGAAGGCCGCCGGGGCGGAGATCGTCCAGCACAAAGCGGGCTACAACAACGTGATCATCGCCCGGGCGCGTGAGGACGCGGCGGAGCGGGGATGGACCGAGATCCCCTTCGGGATGGAGTGCGATGAGGCCGTGACGCAGACGCGGGCGCAGGTCCGCGATCTGCCCGATGGCGTCGAGCGGATCGTGGTGCCGGTCGGATCGGGCATGTCCCTCGCGGGCATCCTGTGGGGGCTGGTCGATGCCGGGCTGTCGATCCCGGTCCTCGGCGTGATCGTCGGGGCCGATCCCCGGAAGCGGCTGGATCGCTTCGCGCCTGCCGCATGGCAGGACATGGTGGAACTGACCACCTCGTCGCATGACTACCACACGGCGGTCGAGGCGATGGTCGGCGATATCCGGCTCGATCCTCACTACGAGGCGAAATGCGAGGAATTCCTGCGCCCGGGTGATCTGCTCTGGTGCGTCGGGGTTCGGCAGACGGATAGGCGGCCCCGGGCGGATCGGTAGGGGATCAGGCGGCCAGCGCGGCCTCCTGCTCGCGGAGGAAGTATCGCTTGGTGCGGCCCTCCATCCCGGCCTCGGCGATCAGGCCGTATTTCTCGGCCCAATCCCGATGCAGATCGGCGAGGCTTTCTTTGACGCCGCCCCCCTCAAGGGTTTCCTTCGCGGTGGTGCCGCCCGGGGCGCGCATCATGTCGAGCGTGATGCGGGCCTTGGAGCCAGCCCGGGGCAGGGCCGCGCCGTTGAGCGTCTCGCGCTCGGCCTTGGGCTTCGCCGGGGCCTTGGGGGCGCGCTTCGGCTTGGGCTGCGCCGCAGCCTTCGCGGCGGCCTCGGTCTTCGCCTTGCCGTTCGCAAGGATCGCGGCCAGCGCGTCGTCTGCCTTCGGCTCTGCCGGGGCGGCGATCATGGCGCGGGCTGCCTCGAAATCCGGGGCGGCGAGGATCGCGTCGAGCATGTCGGCGCGGCCTGCGGCTGCCAGCGCGGCGGCCAGCTTGGCGGTCGCCTTCTCCTTGTTCGCGCTGCGCTTGAAGCCTCCGTTGCCTTCGGCGGCGGCGGTCAGCTTGGCGATCTCGGTCATGGTGAGGTTGGTCATTTTCAGTCTCCGTGGATTGAGGTTCATGCGTTTTCGATGTGGGCGTCGCGCCCTTCGGCGGTGATCGCGTAGATCATGGTCCGCCCGTCCCCGTAGGCCTTGGCCCATTCCCGGGCCTCGGCGAGCGAGGCGTGTTCCGCCCTGATCCGGGTCCGGGGGTTCATGCCCCGGATGGTCGTGAAGCGGTTGGCGCGAGCGAGGATCGCTTGCTCGTATTCGAGGTGGGTCTGAGGTGCTGCCATTGGGGCCTCCGTGGATTGCGCCCCATCGGCGGGGCGTGGTCAAGAGATAGGCTATCAGCCTACCAATGCAAAGGAGGGAGATCGAAAAAAATGGCAGATCAGGGGGAAAATCCGCAACGGGGCCAACGACTTACGCTGCAACAGGCCGCCGCGCTGGTGCAGAAGTCGGACGGATGGATCAGAAACCTCGTCCGAGACGGGTTCATCGCGCAGGACAAGCGCAACGAATACCTGCCGGTCAACATCGTTCGGGGCGTGATCGCCTACTACGAGGACCGGCTCAAGGCGGCCAGCAAGGCCGCCACCGCCAACCGGGCAACCGAGGCCCGGACCCGGGAGATCGAGTTGCGCACCGCCGAGCGCGCCCGCCGGGTCATTCCAATCGAGGACAGCCTCGCCATCACCTCCGAGATCGCGCAGATGGCCCGCGCCGAGTTTGCGGGCCTGCCCGCCCGCCTGACGCGCGACTTGGAGCAGCGCCGGGCGATGGAGGAAGCGATAGATGACATCTTCGTTCGACTTGCCGGAAAGGTCGCGGAACGCGGCGAGGCACTACGATCTGGTCGCGTCGATCTGGACGCCATCGGAGAAGATTGACCCCGCCACATGGGCCACGCGGAACCGCGTCTACCCGGAAACCACCGGCCTTCCCGGCCCGCGCGATCCGTGGCTGACGCCCTACCACGTCCCGTTCACCTCGGCGATCCACGAAGGCCGCTATCGCCGGGTCATCTCCGTGACCAGTGCCCAATCGGGGAAAACCGAGGGTCAGCTTGACGTGATCGGCGCGCGGCTGGATCAGCGCCCCGCGCCGATCATCTATGTCGGCCCCTCGCGCGACTTCTTGGTCGACCAGTTTGAGCCGCGCCTGATGGCCCTTCTGGACGACGCTGAGACGCTGCGCCGGAAGGTCGTCCGGGGCCGCCGGATGAAGCAGACCCTCAAGCGCGTCGCGGGCGTCCGCGTCCGCCTCGCACACGCGGGTTCATCCACCGCCCTGAAATCGGACCCGGCGGCGCTGGCGCTGGTTGACGAATACGACGAGATGATGGGGAACGTGCGCGGGCAGGGCGACGTTCTCGGTCTGGTCGAGGCCCGTGGGGAAACCTACGCGGACTTCACGACCGGCATCACCTCAACACCTTCCCGGGGGCTGGTCTTGACCAAGGTAGACGACGAAACCGGGCTGGAATTTTGGGAGCCTGCCGATCCCGAAGATCTGGAAAGCCCCATCTGGCGGCTTTGGCAGGAGGGCACCCGGCACCATTGGGCGTGGCCCTGCCGCCATTGCGGTGAATTCTTCATCCCGCGCTTCAAGCAACTTGGCTGGCCGAAGGGGGCAACCCCTGTGCAGGCGAGGCGGGACGCATGGGTCGAGTGCCCGCGCTGCGGGGGCATCCACACGGACGAGGACAAGGCGTGGCTGAACGCCCGGGGCGCGATGATCGCGCCCGGGCAGAGCGCCGAGTTGGTGGATGACCGCCCGGTCGTTCGCGGCGATACGCCGGATGCGACTGCCATATCGTTCTGGACGAGCGGCCTGTGCAGCCCGTTCGTCAGCTTCGGCCAGCGGGCGGAGACGTATCTGACGGCGCTGGCCTCGGGCGATCACGACCGCATCCAGACCGCGATGAACGCAGGCTTCGGCGAGTGCTACGCCATGACCGCCAGCGGCGACGTGCCGGAATGGCAGGAGGTGATGGAGCGGCGCATCCCGATCCCCACGGGGCGCATCCCCGAGGGGGCGTTCCGGCTGGTGGCCGGGGTCGATGTGCAGAAATTCAGCCTCTACTACGTCATCCGGGCCTTCGGCGCGCGGGGCACGTCATGGCTGATCGACTACGGGCAGCTTTACGGCCCCACCGATCAGGACGAGGTGTGGGACGCGCTGACCGATCTGCTTCTGACGCCCATCGGCGGCTGGCAGATCGAGCGGGTCGGGATCGACAGTGGCTTCCGCCCGAACAAGCGCGAGGGCGGCGAGGAGCATAAGGTCTACGAATACTGCCGCCGGATGGGCTGGCTCTGCTACCCGACCAAGGGCAAGGACGTTCAGAACCCCCCGTATCGGTCGAGCCGGATCGAGGTGAAGCGGGACGGCAAGGCGTCGAAGTATTCGGTGAACCTGATCTGGCTTTCGTCGGACTTCTTCAAATCGCTGGTCATGTCCCGCCTGCGGACGCCAGTGGACAAGCCCGGGGCGCTCCTGATCCCCGAGAACGTGACCGAGGACTATGCGCGCCAACTCACCAGCGAGGCGCGGATCGTCGTGGAGGGGAAGCCGCAATGGGTGCGGCGATCCCGAGATAACCACTACCTCGACTGCGAGGCCATCGCTGCGGCGATGGGGTATTCCTTCAACGTCCAGCGCATCCCGCACCCGTCTGAGGCGGGCGGCGCGGAGCCGGAGCCGGATCAGCCGGAGCCGGGTCAGGCGGAGGAGGTTATGGTTCCCGAGGGCGTCGAAGCTCCCTCGCTGGCGGCGGACGAGGTTGATCGCTCCGCCCAAGGGAAGCCGTCCCCCACCCCCTCGCGGGGTGGGGGCGGCAGCCTTCGGAACCGCTTTGCAGGGCGAGGCTCACGAATGAACAGGTGACAGCATGACCATTCTCGACAAGGTGCGCGGGCTGCTCCCCGGCATTGGCGGCGATGCCCCGCCCCCGGCAAGCAGCCCCGAGCATCAGGGCCGCCCGGCTGGCTCCTACATGCGCGGCGGTCGCGGCGTGACCTTCGCGGGCTGGACCCCTGCCCTGCGGGAGGCAAACGACGAGATCGGCGAGGCGTGGGAGAAGGCTGCCGCGCGGACCATCGACCTGCTCCACAACAGCGGGTGGATGGCCGGGGCCGTGGATCAGGCCGTGGCGAACACGGTCGGCGAGGGCCTTCGCCTCAAGGCGTCGCCGGAGGCGGAAATCTGCGGCATGACGGACGCAGATGCCCGGGATTGGGCGCGCATGGTCGAGCGCCGGTTCCAGCTTTGGGCGCGCAACGCGCAGGAATGCGACATTGAGGGGCGGCGGACCTTCGGCCAGATGCAGGCCACCATCTTCCGGGGCTGGCTTGCGACGGGCGAAGTCCTTGCAGAACTGCCCTTTCGGCGTCGGCCTTGGAACCGCTACGGGACGAAGGTTCGCGTCCTGCCCCCGCAGCGTTTGAGCCGCAAGACGGAGTTGCACAACCGGCTTGTCAACGGCGTGTTCACGGATCGGGACGGGATGCCGATTGGCTACCTTGCCGAGCGGGTCGATCCCTACCTCGGCGTCGTGGACTACCGGGTTCGCGCCCGGGACAGCGCCGGGCGGCCCCGGGTGATCCATATCTTCGACGGATCGCCCGGCACCTACCGGGGGATCAGCCCCATGACGCCCGCGTTGCAGGTCGCCAAGCAATTCGACCAGCTTGCGGACGCGACGCTCATGTCGGCCATCGTTCAGGCCCTATTCGCGGTGACGATCACCGGGGACGAGCCGACCGAGGAACTGCTTCAGGGGCTACTGACGCCGCAGGAGCAGGCGGCCATGAGCGTCGAAGGGGTCAGCACCGTCGAGGCGTATCTGGACGCGGTTGGCGGCTACTATGACGGCGCGACGCTGGACGTGGGGATCAATGGCCGACTGAGCCACCTGTTCCCCGGGCAGGAGATGAAATTCCATACCAGCAACAACCCCGGATCGGACTACAAGGAGTATTCGAGCCACCTCCTGCGGGAGATCGCTCGCTGCCTCGGCCTGACCTACGAAAGCGCGACCGGCGACTATGACGGCGCGACCTACTCGTCGGTTCGGATGGCGACGGGCGAGATCTTCAAGGTCACGTCCTATCGGCGCACCAACATCGTGCGGCCGTTTTGCCAGCCCATCTACGAGGCGTGGCTGGAGGAGGAAGTCGAGCGCGGCGACATTCCCTTCCCCGGGGGCCACGCGGCGTTCATGGCGAACCGCACGGCGGCCTGCCGGGCCGAATGGCGGGGCAGCCCGAAGCCGGTGGCGGACGATCTGAAAACGGCGAAGGCGCACCAGACGTGGAAGGCGATGGGCGTCATGTCGGACGAGATGATCGCCAACGATCTCGGGGTCGAGATCGAGGACGTTTACGAGCAACGCGCCCGCGAGGCGAAAATGCGTGAGCGGTTCGACCTCCCCGATCCCGACGCGGCGATGAAGGAACTGCCCGACCGGGCGGACGAAAAGGAGGCTGACGATGGCCCTGACGCTCAATGACGACGACCCCTGCGCGACGGCGGCGTCTCTGAGGCAGGTCTACGCGAGCATCGTGGCCGGTCAGGCCGCGCAGACGGTGATCTTCCGGGGCGGCCCGAACGGGACCGAGCGGCAGGTCATCTACCACAAGGCAGACGCCTCGGCGCTCCTGCGGCTGATCCGCGACTACGAGGATCGTTGCGCGCGGGCGCAGGGCAAGAAGGTGCGGCGCTTCGGCGTCCGCTCAGGAGGCATGATCCGATGAGTGACAGCTACAACGGCCCCCTCGGGGGCGTCGAGATCGGGACCAGCGCGGTCCCGATCACCCCGGCGACGGAGGGGCCGACCCTGCACAGGATCGCGCAGGCGGTTCTCGGCCAGCCCCTTCTCATCCACCCGGCGAAGGCGGAGGTGATCGGCCACGTCCTCGCGGGGCGGATCGGCGTCAACGCGCCCGAGGCGATCAGCCCGGACGCTTCACGCTTCGTCGGCAGCTACAGCCGGGAGAAGCGGGACATGGGGATGAGCCGGGCCGCGAACGGCACGGCGATCATCCCCATCGTCGGCTCACTGGTGAACCGGGGGGCATGGATCGGCGCAAGCAGCGGCCTCGTTTCCTACGAGGGGATCGAGGCGCAGATCATGGACGCGGCGGCGGACCCGGAGGTTCACAGCATCGTCCTCGATATCGACAGCCCCGGGGGTGAGGCCCTTGGGGTGTTCGGTCTGGCCGAGCGCATCCGCGAGGTGCGCGCGCAGAAGCCGGTGATCGCCTATGTCAACGACATGGCAGCATCGGCGGGCTACGCCATCGCGGCGTCGGCGACGGAGGTCGTCGTCTCGCCGTCCAGCGTGGTCGGCTCCATCGGCGTCGTCATGCTCCGAACGGACGTGACCGGGGCGATGGACAAGCAGGGGATCAAGGCGACGGTGTTCACCGCCGGGGCCTTCAAGGCTGACGGCCACCCCTTCACCGAAATGGACGAGCAGGAGGCCAAGCGGATTTCGGCGACCGTCAACCGCTTCTACAACCTGTTCGTGCAGTCGGTCGTCGCAGGGCGCGGCGACCGCATCACTGAGGAGCAGGTCCGCAAGACCGAGGCGGGGATTTTCGTCGGCGAGGAGGCCATCGAGGCCGGGCTGGCGGATCGCGTCGCGTCCCTTGGGACGATCCTCAAAAACATGCAATCGGCCCGTGGGGCCACCACTCGTCAGATGGGAGAAATCACTATGACGACCAAGAACGAAACCCCGCAGGCCGGGGCCACCACCGAGAACGCGGCTCCGAGCGCGGAGGCCATCGCGGCAGCCCGCGCAGAGGGCGCGACTGCCGAGCGTGGCCGGATCGCGGCGATCCTGACCTGCGAGGCGGCTGATGGCCGCGAGGCGCAGGCCCGGGCGATTGCCCTCGAAACCGAGATGACGCCGGAGCAGGCGTCGAAGGTTCTTGAGGCCAGCCCGAAGGCGCAGGGCGTTGCCACCATCGAGCAGCGCGCGGCAGGCGAGGCCGAGATCGGCGACGACGCCAAGGACGCGAGCGCATCCAAGGGCACGGCGATTGACGCTGCGTGGGACAGCGCGATCAAGAACCTCGCCTGATCCCCGGGGCGCGGCCCCATCACCCCCTGAAATCCTGAAATCGGAGAAGAACCCATGACGGTTTACACCGAAGGTCGCCACCCCGGCGAATTCATCATGACCGAGGCCAACGGCAAGCGGTCGCGCGAAACGATCACCATCGCCAGCGGCGCGGGCGAAGTCGCCCCGGGCACCGTTCTCGGCAAGGTCACGGCCAGCGGCGAATACCTGCCGCGCGACGCGACGGCAGCGGACGGCAGCGAGGCAGCGGCGGCGGTCTGCATCTACGGCGGCGACGCCACCAGCGCGGCCATTGAGGTCGCGGCCATCGTCCGCGACGCGGAGGTCAACGGCAACATCCTGACCTATGTGATCGACACCGACGAAGCGGCTGAGACGGCCTCGGCCAACTCGGAACTGGCGGCAGCCGGTATCATCGTTCGCTGATCGCCTGCGGTGATCTGACGAAACCCATCTGAGCAAGGAGAAAACGATGCTCGATATTTTCAACGGCGACGCCTTCTCGGTCGTTCGCATGACGCAGGCGATCAACAACATTCCGCACGTTCCCGGGCGGATCGGGTCGCTTGGTCTGTTCTCGACGGATCGCGTCGATACGACCACCATCACCATCGAGAAGAAGGGCGGCCTGCTTGTGCTGGTTCCGCCCTCGGCTCGCGGCGGCCCCGGCACCACGCTGGACAAAGAGAAGCGCGATCTGCGCGCCCTCAACGTCCCGCACTTCGAACTGAACGACGCGATCTACGCGGAGGAGGTTCAGGGCGTCCGGGCGTTCGGCACCGAGAACACGCTGGAGACGGTGATCGGCAAGGTCACGCAGCGACAGCAGGTCATGGTCAACAGCTTCGCGGCCACCGAGGAACACGCCCGCATGGGCGCGGTGATCGGCGTCGTCACCTACAAGGACGGCTCGACCCTCGATCTGTTCTCGGAATTCGGCGTGTCGCAGGAGGCGGAGATCGACTTCGACCTCGACAACGCCGACCCGGCGGGTGGCGCGCTTCGCAAGCTGTGCGCCAGCATCGTCCGCAAGACGACGACCGCGCTGGACGGCATTCCGTTCACCGGCATCCGCGCGTTCTGCGGCGACAACTTCTTCGATGATCTCCTGAGCCACCCCGAGGTCCGCGAGACCTACAAGGGCTGGTCCGAGGCGCAAATCCTGCGGGACAGCTACCTCAAAAGCGACCGCTCGGACAGCTACGGGATCTTCGAATTCGGCGGCATCGTGTTCGAGAACTATCGGGGCAGCGTCGGCGGCACCGATTTCATCAACACGGACAAGTGCCATATGTTCCCGATGGGCGTCCCGGGTCTGTTCAAGACCGTTTACGCCCCGGCGGACTACGAGGAGACGGTGAACACCCTCGGGCGTCGCCTCTACTCGCGGCAGTATCCGATGCAGAACGGCAAGGGCCGCAACCTCGATGGGCAGATGAACGCCCTGCAATACTGCTCGCGCCCGAACGTCCTGCTCAAGGGCAAGCGCACCTGATCTTGGAGGGTCTGATCGTGGCCTCGATCTTTGACGACATGGATGCGGTAGTCGCCGGAACCTTCGGCGGAGGCGAGGCCGCGATCATCACCCCCCGGGCGCGGGAGCAATACACCTCCGGGGCGGTCGACACCGACCGCCCCGAGAACATCATCCACGGCGTTTTCAGCGCCGGGCCTGCGAGCGAGGGGATCGCTGGCGCAAGCGCGCAGGAGCGCGCGGGCATTTCCGCCTTCGGATCGGAGGCGGCTGAATTCTGGATCACCGCGATTGAGATCGCGGCCATCCACTTCCCGATCCGGCGGGGCGACCGCCTGAGCCTGCCGGAGCGCGACGGGAACCCGACCTTCACCATCGCCGCGATCCAGATCACGGATCAGGGCGACCGAAACCTGATCCTGACGAGGGAGGGCGGCGCATGAGCCTGAGCCGACTAGGTATGCGGATCGCCGCCGCACGGGCGCTGCGCGACGCCACGCTGGCCGAGGCCCGGGTGTTCGACAGCCGGATCGACCCCCTTTCTCTGACGCAGGAGGACGGCGGGCAGCCTGCGGTCATCGTGACGACCGACGACCATTTCAGCGAGCCGATGGGCCGGGATACGTCCAGCGGGGAGCAGACCTGCGACTTGGTGATCGAGATCGTGATCGCCAGCCGGGTCTCCGCGCAGGGCAAGGACGGCGAAACGCTGGTCAGCATCGACATTCCCCACACCGACGAGGGGATGGAGATGGTTCTCGATCTGACGGAGGCGCAGGTGATCCGCGCGCTGACGCATGAGCGCACCGAATGGGGCGCGGTGTGGATGATGATGGTGCCCCGGATCATGCAGCGCGTCTCCCGGCGCGGGGCCAGCACGGAGAACGGGGCGCGCTTCGCGGCCCGTCAGGTCGTCCTGTCCTGCGATCTGGTGAATGATCCCGTCCCCGGGCAGCCCCCGGCGGCGGGCACATCTTGGGGCCGCCTGCTCGCGGCGATGGAGGGGGACGCGGCCTTGGCACCTGTGGCGAAAATCCTGCGGGCGCAGATCGAGGAGGATCGGGCGGATTGGCGCGTTGCAGCGGATGCGCTCGGCATCCACGAAGCGACGGCGGACGCCCTCGGCATCGGGCCGGAATTGGGAGTGGCGGAGCCGGAGGACGACCCGGCGGATGCCGCCACGGAGATCGCAACGACAGACGGCTTCTCGATCACCGAGGAGGATGCCGACAACCAAGGGGTCTGACGCATGGCGCTCAACGAGATCGCGGAACTGGTCGCGCGCGTCGCCGAGTTGGAGCGGCGGCTGGCCGGGACCATGCGGCATGGGACCGTCGCCGAGGTCGATATCAGCACCTACCGGGTGCGGATGGATTTCGGCGAGGGCACCGAGGGCGAAACCCTGCTTTCCCCGTGGGTGCCCTACGCGCAGATCGCCGGGGCGCTCAAGGTCCATACCCCGCCTTCGGTCGGCCAACAGCTTTCCCTGTTCGCGCCGACCGGCGACTGGCGGCAGGCGGTCGCCCTGCCCCTGACGTGGTCGGATCAGATCGAAAGCCCGAGCGGATCGGGCGATGAGCATGTCCTCGACTTCGGGTCGGTCAACATCGTTCTGACGAGCGACGGCCTGACTATCACCATCGGGGGCATGACCGCGACGCTGGCGGCGACCGGCCTGACGGTCGCGCAGGGCAACATCGCGGTTGAAACCGGCGACCTAACCGCGACGGGCGGGGTCGTTGAGCATAACGGCACCGA